GTAAAATATCATTCGATATTCTAGTTGGTCTATCACTTGGCAAATATGCCGTTGGGTTGGTACTATATACGAAAGGTGCTTGAATGCCGGTAGTTAGCCGTCAAACGCGATCTTACGCAAACATACCATCGTTCGTTACGTATGGAGCAACACCCATTTATACTGTAACCGAAATCCTGAATACGTCGCGTGATAGAACATGGTCACGTAACTACAAAGGTCGGAAGCAGATGATGCAAGCGTTGCTTCGGGATGGGTTTTTACCCACCTCACCCTATCAGGATGACCTGCAAGAGGTTGTCCGCGGAAAGGTAGTTGAATTATCGGGTCAGATGTATTCAGATCCTAGTTCTACCTACCTCTGGACGATTGTTCCTACGTCCTCTCGCACTAGCGTCTCAACTGCCGACGCAATTGTATCAGCCTTAGTGGCTGACGTGCAAGCCTCACTGCAATCAAAGGTTTCTGGACACGGAACTAACTTAATCGTGTCTGCAGCAGAAGCCCGCGAAACAGTTGGAATGATTCATGCATCTGCACAAAGGCTAGTTACTGCCTATCGTCACGTCAGGAAGTTTCAATTCCGAAACGCTGCGAAGGTTCTTGGTCTTGCTGCCCCCCCTAGACATGTCTCACGCAAGAGATCAGTTAGCGATAACTGGCTTGAGTATCGATATGGTTGGAGGTTGGTGGTGATGGATGTTGAATCGCTGCTGAAGACCTTGTATGACTCCTTAACTCAACGCCCACCCCTTCTAAGGGTTTACGCGCAAAAGGAACAGGAGGCGGTTACGAAAGTGGTTGCTACCGGTTTGTATAAGATACTGCCTAACGGCATGTATTGTATCTCGTATAACCGTACAATCGAAGTTACCCGCACATACAAAGCAGAGGGTGGGTACACCTATGAGCTTCAAAGTGTACCGCTCGCAACCGGCCAGGCATTTGGCTTGACCAATTACGCAGTCGCTGCGTGGGAATTTATCCCTGCCAGCTTCATGGTAGACTGGGCCCTAAACATCGGGTCAGTTCTTGAGGGTTTAACAGCCTTTCAAGGTAAGTCATGCAAGACCGGCTTTATCAACCGGATCATCCAATCGTCCACTATAGAAACGTGGACGAATATCGCCAAGGCTACTGGGGCGAGTGCCGTGAAAACGGTGGATGGTCTACATGGATCCTTAAGTTTAGATCCAATTGTTGAACGGAGGTTTCTCCGATCACCGATGGCGTTTACGCCATCTTCTTTACGACTCAGCTTAGACCTCAATGTATCGAAGGTCGTGGATTTGGCCCTTGTTATGAATCAACTCTGGGGCCCGAGTTCAAAACAATAGCTGGTTTTTAATCTCCTTATCATAAAGGTAAATAAATGGCGACTATCGCTAATCTCACCCTTAAAGACTCCGCGAACATGAATAAAACCTACGTTCCGGAGCGCGTTCAAACCGGCGCCTACGCCTCCTGGGTTAACCGCGACCAGGGGACGACCGTCGGCAACAAACGTGCTTCGCTTCAGGTCCGCCATAACATTGGCGACTACGAAAAGCGCAGCGTGCGTCTGGTCTTCCCGTCGATTGACATTTCGACGGGTCTAGTCAAGTACACAAACAGTGTCACCGTCGAAACTAAGGTCAATGAACGTTCGACCTCGGCCGAGAAGTATGAACTGGTTTATTCACTTGCAGCCTTGATGGGCCTTGGCCCAATCCAGCTGTCGGTGGTGACCGGCGAATCCGTATCCGGTTAGGAGAGACGTTATGAAACCTATATACCAGGCTTCTGGTAACCACGGACGTCAAGAGCGATCATCTGCTCCTAGTCGCAAAAGAAATCTTAGCGACCTTATCCGTCAGGCCTCCTCGTTTAAGCTTAATGAGAAGGACTATTTCGACGTTGCAACCCAAATCTGGGCCGGGTTGGACACTCCTCGCGCATTGACGTGCTACCTCCTATTTCAATCCGGAGAATATGCACAGTTAGTTAACTTAGAGTGTTTACCTATAAATTACGTGGATCCGATAAAATCTGGACCACGTGGTTTCGGGATGGATTTCGCGGATGATTACCTAGCGACTTCGCTTCTTGCGAAGTGGCCTGGCTTCGTTCACGCGGATCTGGATCCGGTGTCTGCTTGTAAAAAGGCGGACGAGCTCGCGGAGCATCACTGCGGGCTCTCAAATCGTCGTCTCCGTAACGCCCTTGCCGCTCCCAATCAGGAGAACTCGGCATACTTGCATCTAATATCTCAAATGCAGGCTGATATTGCTAGGGTTTTAGGAGGTTTCGATCCAGTACGGTGGCAAGAATCTTGCAGATTCGGGCCTGGAAAGGCTCAAGGGCAAAAGGGTAGGTGCGACTATGAAAAACTTGTTGCTACTCCTTCATGCACTGCAGGGTTTCTGACCGAGGGGAGCGCTCTAATTGCTGAGTGCTCTCCGTGGCTTGAAGCGTTGTCGGGCATTGCACCCGATCCCGAGGAACAGGCCTATGCCGATCTCACGGGTGAAGAATTGCACATGTTCGACGTCGTTATCGAACCAGGCGACGTGAATATTATGGTTCCGAAAAACGCAAAGACTAAGCGGGGGATAAGATCCCAACCTGGTCTAAACGTTTATGCACAGCTTGGAATTGGCGTCATGATTCGACAGCAGCTCAAAGCTGCAGGTTTGGATCTTGATGACCAGGGGCCTAACCAGCTCCTTGCTAAGCTAGGATCGAAAAATAACATATCAGTTACAATTGATTTGAAGGGAGCCAGTGGGCATATATGTCGTGTGTTACCTGACATACTATTGCTTGATGACTCTCCCCGGTGGCTTTATGCCATGAACCTTTGTCGTACCCGCCAGATGATCCCCCATGGGGAGAATCCTAAGGACGGTAATTGGGTTCCTCTTCGATCTTTTAGTGCTATGGGAAACGGCTTCACGTTTGAGTTAGAGTCCCTGATTTTCTGGGCTGCTACTCGTGCGTGCCGTCGGGCTGTTGGGGATACACTGCAATACCGTGTATATGGTGACGATATCATCTGCAGTCGTGAGACTGCTGATTTGCTGATACCGTTCC